GGCTTATGAATGTGGGTGAAAAAATCTCTTGTACCGGCAGATTACAAAGCCGTGAATATCTGAAAAGGTATGAAGACGGCACAGAAGAAATCAAGACAGCCTACGAATTGTCAATCAATAATTTACGAGAGGGGGATTCCGAAAATGGCGAAGATTAAAATTTCACAAGAGCGGTATGAAACGCTTTTGGATATAGAAACAAGAGTTGACGTGCTTTTGAGCAAAACAAAAGCGGACAAGTACATGTCCACCAGTGATATGTACAGAATTTTGGGAAATGAGTTTGAAGCCCAAAGAATTGAAAAAGAAAGGGATAAGGTGAAATGGGATGAGGATTAAGCTGTTAAAAATTATCGTAGAAAATTTCATGTGTTATGCGCATGAAGAATTTGATTTCTTTGATTTAACAAAGATTGCCGCAATGAACGGCAAAGGAAAATCCAGTATTGCTACGGCATACAACTGGTGCCTGTTTAACTGTGATTATGAATTAAAAGATAATCCGGTTGTGCGCCGGGAAGTAGGCGGAAAGCCCGTTGATGATATGGACACAAGCGTTGAACTTACACTTGACGTTGACGGAAAAGAAGTAACTATGAAAAAAGCGCAGAAGCGTACCTACAGTAAGGATGGCAGCAGTTATAAAGATGATAACAAGTATTTCATCAATGATGTGCCTAAGACCTTAAAGGACTTCAACGCATATCTTGAAGTCGATATGAACGTGTTTAAGATGTGCAGTAATGTGAACGCATTTCTTAATCAGAAACCGGCAGACATGAGAGAATATTTATTTGATTTAGTAGAGGACGTTTCTGATATTGATGTAGCACGCCAGCAGACCGAATTAGCCGAGTTAGTTCCATTGTTAGGCAAATATGCGGCAGAGGAATTATTGGCTATGAATAAGGCTACCAAGACCAAAATTACAAAGGATTTGCCTATTCTTGACGGACAGATTAAGGAAAAAGAAAGAGATATTCAGATTAAGTCTGATATTGATACATCTGACCTTGAATTGCTCAAAAACAGCCTTAAAGAACAGATTGCTGGTTGCATTGCAAAACAGACTGACAATGACAAGCTGATGGCTGAATATGACAAGGCAAGTGCCGACATTATCAATCTTAAATTTGAATTGAATGACATGAGCCGCAAGGCAAATGAGGAAAACTTCAAACAGAGAAGACGGATTGATGATGAAATCGTTGACGTTAAGCGTAAGATTGATGAAATTTCAAGAAGCATTAAAACAGCTAATGATGAAATTGAAAAAGCCAATGCAGTTATCGGCAGATACACGCTTGAATTGCAGGAAGCTAGGGGAACGTGGACGAAATTACATGAAATGCAGTTTGACGAAAATGAAAAAATTTGTCAGATGTGCGGACAGGAGTTGCCGGCAGACAAAGTTGAATTACTTATTAAAAACTTTGAATCTAAAAAGGCTTCGGCACTCGAAAGTGAAGCTGAAAGGGGCAACAAGATTAAATTTCTTGTGGATTCAGAAAGAGAATCCGTTACTAAATTAAATGAAGAGATTGCCGCACACAAATCTGAAAAAGATAAACAGGAAAAAAAGTTAAAAGACCTTGAAAGCCAGTTGGCGGCGATTCCGGCTGAAATTGATGTAACAGGAACAGACGAATATAAGGCGCTTGAACAGCAGATTGCTGAAAAAGAGCAGGCTATGTGCAAGGCTAATGACATTTCAGCGGTTAAGTCTGAATTAAAGGCGCAGGAAACGGATTTAAGACGGCAGTTGTCTGACTGTGAGAATCAAATTGCCAAATCTGATACTGCCGCAGATGAACAGCGACTTGAAGAATTGAAGAAAACAAGGCTTGATTCTGAACAGAACAAGGCAAACGCAGAAAAGATACTCGCCTTGCTTGAAGAACTGGACAAAGCAAAGAATGAAATTCTGTCAGAAGCTATTAACTGCCATTTTGAATTAGTTGAATGGCAGTTGTTTGAACTGGCTAAGAATGGAAATTACAAATCAGTTTGCATTCCGAAAATTGACGGCAAGTCGATTCTTACGACCGTGTCAAACAAGGGCAACCGAATTTTGGGTAGAGTTGACATTTGTAAGTCAATTCAGAAAATTAGCAGTATTAGCTGTCCGATTTTCTTGGACGACAGTGAAAGCCTGTCAACCGACAATCAGAAGCGGGTAGCAGGCATGGTTGACAGCCAGTTGATTATGCTGATTGTGAATGACAGCGATAGATTGGAAATTGTGGAGGTATAACATGAATTTATATGTTTACACATTAAATACTTTTTTTAGCAATAGACCAAAAGGAATACATATAGAAAAGGTTGAAGCACGAGAAACTCCAAAAACATATATGTGTGATTCATATGGTACAGGGTATACCAGCCGTATAAGAAAGCAGGATATAGGGCTGATTATTAACGGCAGAATAATCTTGACAGAACCTAACTTTGAATATGCAAAAAATAAATTCAAGGAAATGGGCGAAGCAACGATTAGACTGCAAAAAGAAAGATTAGAAAACGCCGAAAATGTATTGAGAATTATTAATGAAAGTGAGGAAAATTAAATGAGTAGAGAATTGGAACTTGCTAGAGAACTTGTGAGAAAGTTAGAAGAAGCAGAAAAGACTAATAAGGTGCAGTTATCAGAATTACAGCCAGGAGAAACGTTTAAAATCGGAGAACATGATTTTATCGTTCTTGAGCAAAACGGTTGCAGTGGCACGACAAATGTAATATCTAAAAGCTTTATGGCAAAGAACGTTGTTTTTGACAACGATACAAGAGATTACAGCAAGTCAAATCTCAAGAAAGTTATCGAGAGCGATATACAGCCTATTATTGAAGCTGAGTTAGGAGCAGATAATCTTGTTGAGCATATTGTTGATTTAACTTCGATTGATGTGCAGCATGAGTTTGAGCCTTGCACTTGCAAGGTAAGGCCTATCACATTTAATGAGGCGAGACAATACAATGATTTGATTGTCAATAAGGAGTTAGATGATTGGTGGTGGACTTGTACACCTTGGTCTACTGCTGATAGAGGTTGGAAATATGCAATTACCGTCGTTTCGCCGTCCGGCTTTATCAACTGCAGCTACCGTGGCTACGACCGCGGTGTTCGCCCTTTTTGTATCTTAAAATCTAATATCTTTGTATCGAAAGGAGAATGATTGATTATGGCATTGACAATGAAAAGTTTACAAGAGCAGATTAATGAATTAAGAAATGAAGTTGCTGTTTTAAAAGCAGTTGAAAAAACAAGAAAGATTCCAGCCGGATTAAGCGCAGGAGATACATTTAAACTTGCTGGGCTTACATGGACAATCCTTGATATTACAGATAAAGGATATATGTGCCTTGCTGACAGATTAGAGGATTCAATGAAATTTGATAGTGAATCAAATAATTGGGTTGGAAGTCAGTTGAGAGAATATCTCAACACAGAATTTATCGAAAAGATTACTAATGAAATAGGAGAAGAAAATATTATTGCATTTAACCGCAATCTTCTTTCACTTGACGGTCAAGATGAATATGGAAACTGCGAAGACACAGTATCTTTATTGACCGTAGATAACTACCGCAAGTACAGAAGCTTTATCCCGAATACTGACGATTGGTGGTGGCTTGCAACACCATGGAGTACAAAGCGTAATAGCTATGAATATTCCGTTGCCGTCGTTTCGCCGTCCGGCTTTATCTACTACTGCAACTGTGGCAGCTTCCGCGGTGTTCGCCCATTTTGTATCTTTTCATCTGAAATCTTTGAATCGGAGGATTAGTAAATGACAGAAACAGATTTAAAAGTCATTTTAAAAGCAAAAGAACTGGCAGAACATACTTTGCGGGTAACTTCAAACTGCAACCGATACCCGAAAAAATACAGATTTTCATTGATAGATAAAATGCAGAATAAGGCATTAGAAATCTATGAATACCTGTATGAAGCCAATCGGACAGATTTGAAATTATATCGCGGAGAACGGTCAGAGCTGCAGACCAAAGCAATAACACATTGCGATGAATTGCTATTTTATATTGAATTATCAATGAAACTGAACATTGTTAATGTAAAAAGCATGGAATACTGGTCGAAAATGGTTTCTGACATTAAGCATATGGCGATTGCGTGGAGAACAAAAGACAGAGAAAGGTAATTAAAACATAGGTTGCGTGCTGTTTAAACCGTCGTTTCGCCGTCCGGCAATATCAACAACAACAACTGTAACAACAACAACGGTGTTCGCCCATTCTGTATCAAACAGGCAGTAAGAGTAGGCAATAAGCCGAAATCAGTAAAAGATACAAAAAAGTGCGCAACCTTTCCTAAAAGGATAAAAACAAAGGAATTATTACTATGGATAAAGATATTATTTGTGATTATGAAAATTTGTACAAGGCTTATAAAAAAGCTAAAGCAGGCAAAGGCTTCAATGGAAGCAGTGCTAGGTTTCAGATGATGAATCTTGAGGGACTACATATGTTAAAAGAACAACTTGAAAATCAAACATATAGAGTGAATCCGTACAATGAATTTAAGGTTTATGAACCAAAGGAAAGAGTGATTAAGTCGTGTTCTTTTAAAGATAAAGTAGTACAGCATTGCTTGTGCGACAATGTGTTGCACAAGCAATTATACGGTGAATTTATTAGAACGAATTATGCCGGTCAGACAGGAAAAGGCACACATTTTGGAATGGACTGTTTGAAAGAGCAAATGCTTGAATTTTACAAACAGCATGGGCTTGACGGTTGGATTTTGAAATGCGATATTACGAAGTTTTTCTATCAAATAAACCACGATATTCTGAAAGACATAGTTGATTACTATTTCAATGATGAGTATACAGTGTGGATGAATCATCTATACATTGACAGCACTGACGGTTTGGGACTTCCACTTGGCAATCAAGTAGCGCAAGTATATGCATTACTTATGCTGAATGGATTAGACCATTTTGTAACAGGCGAGTTAGGAGTGGAACTATATGGCAGATATATGGACGATTTTTATTTGATAGCACAGAGCAAAGATTATTTGAAATGGTGTCTTGAATGTATTCGGCGGTTTGCAGAAAGCCTTGGATTATCCCTAAACGGTAAAACACAAATTATGCCATTTAAAAACGGAGTTTTATTTACAGGATTTCATCATTATGTCACAAAAAATGGGAAATACATAAGAAAATTAACCAGTACAAATAAGCGTAGGATTCGTAAAAATTTGCTTAAATGGTACAAGCTTGTAAAAGCAGGAAGAATGACGGAACAAAAATTTTATGAAAAATACAATGCATGGAAAAACCACGCGTTGCATGGAAATTGCATAAAGTTGTGTCGTTCAATGGATTTATATGTAAAAAAATTATTAGAAAGAGAGGAATAGAGATAATGGCAGAGAATACAGCGGTTGCAGAAAAGAAAGCGTTTACCACCTCTTTAAGTGAGTGGAGCAATACAATGACAGGACTTATTATCAATGATTATAAGGCTGTTGGAATGGATATGGACGATTACGCAAAAGAGTGCGCTATGGAAGCTATGACAAGCATATTTAATCTTGTTAAGAGTGACCCTAAGATTAACATGGGAAACCTTGATACAAGTAATTTAAGGGGCATTGTTAAGCGTTGTGCAAGTCTTAAGTTAAATGCTAGTGCATATCCAAGAGAGTGCTATTTTCAGTTAAGAAATGTAAAGGTGGGAACTGACCCGCAGACAAACAAGGATATATGGCAGAAACAGGTTGAAATGGGAATTGAGGGTACAGGTTATGACTCTTTGCTCGCCAACTATGGAAAAGATGTTAAACAGGTATATCCGTATTGGGTAATTAAAGAGGGTGACAAGTACATACCACCTAAGCATAAAGGCCTTACAGTTACAGAGCCAGAGTGGGAAGAAAGCGGATTATCTGATAAAGCGGTAAGAGTTGTATATCCTGTTAAGCTGCTAGACGGAACAGTAACATATCTTTCTGCTGATAGAGACAGCGTTAAGGTAAATCTTTTAGCTCATGTTAAGCAAAACATAATGAATGAGACTTTTGGCATTTGTGAGGATAGATACCACGCAACACCAAAGCAGAAAGCCGAAATTAAGGCTAAGAAAGACGAGATACTTAATGCTTTAAGAGCGTGCAAGACAGTAGATGAAATGCTTGAATGTGAGCTTGCAAGGCCTTTTATAAGCGGTGCTTGGCTTGATACTCCAGAGAGTATGATTCAGAGAAAAATGTGTAACAATGCGACAAGGAAATATCCTAAGAACTATGACCCAATGGCACGGCAGGCACAGGTTGAAATGGACGAAGTATATCAAGCCGCACAGGCTGAAATTGCTGAAAACGCTAACAGCATTGATTTTGACGAATCAGACATTGTTGACACCACAGCCACGGAAGTAACCGAAGAACAGGCAGAAGACAGTACGCTTCCACCGTTTATGCAGGAATAGGAGAAAATATGGAAGATAGATATTTATTTAAAACAAAGCAAAAAGATACCAACGAATGGGCTATCGGAAATTTGATTCACACTTTTACTGGCATGCCTTATATCGTTACAGAATACGACCACATATTGAATTTTATTACTATCGATGAAGTTGACGAACGTACAGTATGCCAATGTACAGGACTAAAAGATAAAAACGGAAATATGATGTACGAAAATGATATTGTAAAAAGAACTGATAAGCCTAAGGCAGGAGAGCCTACAATCGGTATTATTGAGTATGATATTGCCAACACAGCTTTTATTATTCGATGGCTGGACGTTCCCAACTATTCGCCGACTTTTCCGTGGAAAGAAAGAATCGAAGTTATCGGTAACAAATTTGACAATAAAGATTTGTTAGAAAAGGAGTTTTTTTTGAATGAGAGTAATATCACAGGACGGAACAATAGATGTTCCTTATGAAATGGTAGTTATTCAGAGATTTAGAAATGCTATTTATTTCTTGAACCGTAATTTAACAGGAGTAGAAGGCTTGATTAATGACATTGCGTTGGCTGAATATTCCACTAAAGAAAAGGCAATTAAGGCTATGGAAATGCTTAGGGAACAGTATAAGAGATTAGAAACCTTGAAACTTTATACAAAAGGAAGTCGCGAAGATATAAGGGAAATATTAACATTAGATGAACTTGGATACACAATTTTAAAAACTAGAAAGCTAAGTGTTTTTCAATTCCCACAGGATAATGAAATCGAGGTGTGAGTATGAGATTAAAATGCTTAGACTCATCGTCAGCCGGAAATTGCTATCTGCTAACTTCCGACAGTGGAGAAACACTTATCCTTGATTGTGGAATACCGATTAAGGAAATCAAGAAAGGCTTGGATTGGAACATAAGAAATGTGGTTGGCTGCATAGTCAGCCACGTTCATTCAGACCACAGCAAGTCAGTAAAGGATTTTAAAGCTATGGGAATACCAGTATTTGCCCCATACATAAGCGAAAAACCTATGAAAATTGGTAATGGAGATTTTAGAGTACAGGCATTTGACCTAACAACAATAGACGGAAGCTGGACACATACCAATGCAGACGGAACACCTTGCCCGATATTCGGATTTCTGATTACTCACAAGGAAATGGGGAGAATGCTTTACATAACCGATTGTGAATTAATCAAGTGGAAGTTTAAAGACATAAACCACATTCTCTTAGGTGTGAATTATGACAAGGATTTAATCGACAGGGATAACACAGGCAAAGCTAATCACGTTTTCAGAGGTCACTTATCCATTGACACAGCTTGCGATTTTGTTAAAGCAAATCATTCAGACAGCTTGCAGAACGTCATAATGTGCCATCTATCAAGTGAAAATTCTGATAGATATAGTTTTATCGAGAAGATGAAAAAAGTTGCTTGCGGGGCAAATGTGAGTGTTGCAGAAGCCAATAAAGAATGGATTCTAAAAAATCCGAATGAATGTCCGTTTTAGAAAGGAGTAAACAAGCATGAAAGTTAAAGAATTAATTGAGGAATTAAGCAGATACAATCCTAATGCAGAGGTTGAATGTACATATAGCAATGATACGTTTAACATTAATGAAATTGTGGATAAAACGTTTGCAACATTTTATCCTACGGTACTTATAGAGCTTGAAAATCAAAATTTGAAAGGAAACTAGAAAACATGATTAAAGGCAGAAAAGTCTATGACCCACTGACAGATACTTGGAGTACTGGATATTGGATTGTGGACGACAAAGGAAATTATTACCCGATGTGGTAGAAAGGAGCAGAAATGAATATTGATGAAGCGATAAAAAATTTTAGGTACGATGCCGAGAACAATCGTGCTGATTTAGACTTAGAGTTTGCTAAGGAGAATGAGCAGATTGCAAAATGGCTCACAAAACTCAAAGAATATGAGTCTTTAGAGGAACAGGGAAGACTTGTCAAGCTACCTTGCAAAGTGGGAGATACAGTATATGTCAATGGCGTGTTGGGCTGTGACGAAGCGGAGAGGTACAGAGTTATCCGAGTTGATTACCACAGTACACTAGGAACAGGGAGAAACGAGTTTTATATTGAAGCTTTGCTTTGTGCAGACCCCGATAGTTCAATAGCTTTTTATGATAATCAGTTTGATAAAACAGTATTCCTCACAGAATCCGAAGCAGAAGCAAAACTGAAAGAATTGAGAGGTGGGAAAAATGGCTCAATGGAATAGAAACACGGTTCCAAAATGTGACGTTAGAAATTGCTCCGATGAAGTTCTTATAACGGTAGAACACATAGGATATGGTGGAAAACTTTATAGGAGAGTGGTTAAGGCGGTGTACTTCCCATATCATCATTGCACTGTTGAAGATATGGGATGGAATATGCGTGATGGCGTTCCTGATGATTGGGAATATTGTGAAGAACAAGATACATGGTGGATTCCGCAAGGCTGGTATGAAGTGTGTGATTACTTTGAAAACTATTCCTATTCGCAAATTACAGATTGCGTAAAGGCATGGATGAAGTTGCCTAAACCATATGAACCAAGAGTTAAAGAGTTTGGAGGTGGAGAAGATGAAAGTAGTAATTGACATCCCTAAAGATTTCACAGGAGATTATATTGCTGACAAATTCAAAGATTTCTTTTCAAGGGTTATTGCGGATATTGTGAAGATGATTTTTACGGAACAATATACACAAAAACACCACTTAAAAACAGATGGTTGGAAAGAGGTTATCACTGTTGATAGGAGAAAATATGGAAGATAAATATTTATTCAAGGCTAAGAGAGTTGACGATGGAGAATGGGTTACAGGCTCTTTAATTACTTGTGAAGATGGAACATGCAAGATTGCGACAAGTTGTTTAGAGGGTAAAGCCGATGAACCAATACTTGTGTGTGCTTATGATGTGGACAGAGACACCATCTGCCAATGTACAGGCTTAAAGGATAAGAACGGCAAGCTGATTTGGGAGAACGATATTGTGGAACTCTTAGGACATAGAGGAGTTATTAAGTATGCGTGTGGAGGTTTTGGTATTGGGTATCGAAAAAATATTGATTGGGAAGAACTACAAGACAATATTATGCGTGTTACAGGATGCGAAAACATTTTATATGCTTGCGAAAACGATAATTATATATCATTGTGGGAAATTTATTGGAATTTTAATGATGAGGATGATTTGATAGGCACAGTAGAGGTTATCGGCAATATTTTTGACAATAAAGAATTATTAGAAAGCGAGGGATAGTATGGCAAAGATATTTAGATTTAGCGGCTATTTAGTTTCCAATCGTGAAAATATTTCACTAGAAGATATATATGATGACATAAGTAATGTGGGATATGCTGAAAACTGGCAACAGTTACATATCGAAGAGTCGGAAGAATTTAATCTTGATGGCGAAGATAAGTCAAACTGTGACCTTGCGTTACTCACAAGGCATTTTAAGGCAGATAACATCAGTACAGAATTTGACAGACCTTTACCACAGAAAGGCGAGAAATATAAGCATTTCAAGATTGGCAAGATTGTTACTATTATCGGTATTTCAAGGCACACAGAAACAGAGGAAATATCAGTTGTATATGAACATGAGGGACATATCTGGAATAGACCTCTTGAAATGTTTATGAGTGAAGTTGATAAGGAAAAATATCCTAATGCAGAACAGAAATACAGATTTGAATTAGCAGAAAGTGAGGAAAATTAGATGAATCGTGTAATTTTATGCGGGAGACTGACTAGAGAACCAGAGGTCAGATATTCGCAGACAGCAAACGGAAGTATGGCAGTAGCACGGTACACATTAGCTGTTGACAGAGCTTTTAAGAAAGAGGGCGAACAGGCAGCAGACTTTATTAACTGTATCGCATTTGGCAAGAATGGAGAGTTTGCGGAGAAGTATCTTCATCAGGGGACTAAGATTATCGTTGAGGGTAGATGGCAGACAGGCAATTACACTAACAAGGACGGACAGAAAGTCTACACTAATGATTGCGTTGTTGAAAGACATGAATTTTGTGAAAGTCGTGCTAATCAGCAGAACAATAATAACAATGGAATTATGGGCGGTAATGCTAGTTCAGACGGCTTTATGTCAATTCCAGATGGCGTAGCTGATGAGGGATTACCATTTAATTAAAGAGGTGTGAGTATGAAAGAGAATGAAGCAAACACAATCTTGAAAGCAGAGATAGTACATCATCCAGAGTGTTCAATTTTTGCAGAAGCGCTTGGTCTTGCAATACAGGCACTTGAAAAGCGGATACCAAAAAAGCCTATAGAAAATGATACTAATAGTTTCGATTGCCCTTGTTGTAAATATGATTTAAAAACGGACACAGGAAACCCGTTTGGAGATTATTTTTTGCGTTATTGTGATAATTGCGGTCAAATGATAGATTGGAGTGATGAAATTTGAATTATCAAAGCATTAGGCAGGCAAAAGCGATTGAACAGAACAATAAAAAACGTTTATTAGAAGTCAATCCAAAGCTTGACGAGGAGAGCGGCATATACTTTTTGACACGAATTGATGAAAACGGATTCAAATATGCCTATATCGGGCAGGCTGTACATATTCTGACAAGGCTTGCACAGCACCTTGTCGGATACCAACATATTGATTTATCGCTCAAAAAACACAAATTGTACTCAAAAAGCAATCCTTGTGGCTGGAAGATAGGATTTCTGCATTTTCCGAAATCCGAACTTGATAAGCAGGAGCAGCATTACATTAAGGCTTATGCCGACAAAGGATACCAGCTAAGGAACAAAACAAGTGGTTCACAAGGTGAGGGAAAAGCACAGATTGATGATTACAAGCCGTCTAAAGGCTACCGTGACGGCATACAGCAAGGCAGAAAGAATCTTGCAAAGGAACTGTCGCACATTGCAGAAAAACACCTTAAAATCGAAATTAGAGAGGATAAGAGATATAACAAGGTGTCACAGAAGCAGTATGAGAAATTTATGGATTTGCTGAAAGCGGGTGAAGATGATGACTAGTGGAAAAGTGATTACTCGTTGCGGAGATTGTGTTCACTACAATTTTAAAAAACACAAATGTAATGTTGGGTATTCTGCCGAAATAGACCCAAAAGAAAAATTTTACGCAGACTGTACAACATTTGAGAATGTGGAAGAATATGAGAGAAAGGCTTATAACAGGGCTGTTGATGATTGTATCGAAGAACTTAAAAAGCGAAGAGACACAAGATACATGAAAGTAAATTGTGATGACGTAGAGCTTAAGATGTTATCTGAAAAGTTGAAAGGAGCGAAACAGAATGGGTGAGAAAATGAAACATATTCCTCACATTAACTCTTATGAGGATATAAGAAAAGAAATGAACAATGATTTACGATACAGGCTGAATAGTAGAAAAGAGAGGACTTCACTCGGAGTTCCGCTTTACTATCGTGTCAATGTTCAGATTATAACAACGCAGGAGTGTCCGTATAGTTGCCCGTTCTGTTTAGAAAGGCAGAATCCCATGGCAGGAGAAAATGACTTTGATAATCAGATTGAATCATTGAAAGCAATTTTGAGCGAACATCCTAACGCAAGACTTACAATAACAGGTGGAGAGCCGGGACTTTATCCACAGCATATTAAACAGCTTGTAGATATATACAACGAACTTAGCAACAATGTTTTTTGTTCTGTAAACACAGCAGGATATACAAGAGAGTTAAACGGATTATGCCACATAAATTTGTCTCATAACGATTATGTACACGCAAATCCGAGCAACTTCCCTAACTGTACATTGCAGACTGTTGTGGAAAATCC